TCAGCTGATTGAGCTGGTCGGCAATGCGTCCCATGATTCAGTTGCGAGGTGCGCGGCTGTCTCCAGCCGTGCCCATAGCATGCCATACGGTATGCCACTTGTCAAAGGGCAGTCAGTACAGGCGGATGCCAGTCCCTCGACCTGCCCGCGCATGCAAGATCGAGAACTCGCGGAACACCAAATAGCCCAGGGCGTCGTTCATGTGGTCGTAGCCCGCGTCTTTGTCTGGCTCGCCCTGCTCCGTGTAGCTCTGCAGCTCCAGGCACTCGATCGTTCGTTTGCAGTGCGCCGCTACCTGCAGCCGGACCTCACCCTTCCCGTTCTCCAGCAAAGCTTGAACAGAAGCCACCCGATCACGGACGGGAGGATTCGATTTCGGTGATTGATTACTGAACCCATAGGACTCAAGGATCGCGACATCGGTGCGGCTGGAATTCGTAGATCGTGCCGCTCCTGATGCGTCCGGGTAGGCCAGGATGCGACGGTCGGGAAATCGTCTGCGTATTTCTTGTGCCAGGGCGTCGGTGTCATGGGCGCCGCTGATCTCATCAATCAGCAGTAAAGAATTACCCAGACGCACGCCGATAACGGCGCTCATGTTCCCGATGTTGAAGTCAATCCCGGCGCGGATGGGTTCGTCGCTGACATCTGGAAGATCTCGACAGATGTGTTTGGCGCGATCGAACCGGTCGTAGACCTGGCCGGTGGTCAAGTTGGTGAACTCGCCTTGAAGGTACGCGGCGAGAAGGCTGGGGTCGTAGGACGCTTCCAGCCGGGAGATGAAGTCTGGGGGCAGATGTGGATTGTCCGCCGAGCGCATTTTAATGAGCCTGCGGTCCTTGCGCTCCTTTGCCTCCTCGGTGCCGAACGTGTTCCACATCCAGCGGAAACCCTCGGGGGTGGATGCTGCGGCGAACTGTCGGACGTTGCCGGCCCGAAGGCGGCCGAGGATCTTGGGGAACGCCTTAGCGGCCACGGCGGGCGGGACCGTGTCCATCTCATCGGCCAGGCAGAACGACAAATTGAGTCCAATGATTCTCGTCCAGGACTCAAGGGACCGGCACAAGATCTTGGTGTCGCCTCCGGGTAGGTGCAGGATCACCTCGGGCAGTGGCGAGGCGCGGAAGGTATAGGGGATCTCATAGCGCTCCAGGAACGCCTCGAAGTCGTTGAGCCAGATGTCCCGAACCAGCGGCCCGGTCGGCTCCATCACACAGCCGGTGTGGCCTTGGTTGGCCAGAGCCAGGGCGCAAGTCTTAGCAGCTAGGGCGTGGGTCTTGCCGCTGCCGTAGCCGGCGCACAGCCCGAGGATCTCGGTGTCCTGGTCGTCCACAAAGGCCAGCTGGCCGGGGTGCAGATCGGCTCGGATGCGTTCGAGGATGTCGGCCGCCTCCTGCTGATCAGGTGGCGAGGCGAAGGCTAAAAGCGGCTCCGATTCGGTCAGCCCGTGCAGGAGCGAGACCATCAGAGGTCAAAGCGCAAAAGCTTGGCCTGGGTCTCCAGAGCCTTTATGGCAGTTTGCAGATTGTCCTCACGACCGGCTCGCTTCTCATATTGCACAAGGCGGGCGATCGCAGCGGCCAACCATTCGGGGCGCTCAACTTCTGAATCCTTAGCGATCAGTTGCCTTGCCCTTGCCAGATATTCGTCCGCCTGGCGTGGCTGGACGCCCCACGTCTTCGCGGCGTATTGCACTATCTCGAAGCGTGAATATGACTGCAGCAGAAGTTGATAAACAGCGTCCACACGTTCGGACACTTCTGCATTAGTGGATTTGGCTGATTTCTTTGCCATGCCCGAATGTTACAGGCGACGGCTAGAGGTTAGCCAGCCTCATTGCGCGGGGCGTGCATCTTGCGCCAGTAGTCATTTAGCTGGTTGATCTTCACATCGACCAGATGATGGCTAGACACATTCCCGACGAATTCCCCCACGGTGATCCTGATCGTTCCGTCCTGATGCGTCATGAGTCGAGGGTTGGGGGGTTGTAGCTCGTCGGTAGGCGTCACGGAGTCGGCGCTCATAGCGTTCAAAGGCGGCAAGCTCTAGCTGATTTTGTTGTGTCCTGAGGTGTTGGTCCATGGGTCGGTGGTGTGAAGTTTGAACGCCGGGGGATCGATCGGGCACCTCTACCCGCCCTGTCTTTCCCTCCTGGGTCTTGTATGACTTTCAGCCTGAGGATGGGGATGCTCAGGCGTCAGGCTCCCCGGCGTGGTGATTATGTGGAGGGCGTGGGGTCAGTGGTGAGGGTGAGGCCGTCGCGGAGTGCTTCCATCTCCAGGGCTCGCCATTGGTCGATGGTTTGAATCCATTCATCCCAGATCAGTTCGCCGGGGCGGTTGAGTACGCGGTCGAGGATGGTGCGGCGTCGTGCCTCGCAGAGGTAGGAGGGAGGCTCTTGAGGGAGTTCGTCGGCCCAGAAGGCGGGCTGCTGTTCGTAGAGGTTGAGGGTGTAGGTGTGAAAGTCCATGGGGTGAGGTGGGGTTAATCGAGAAGGGTCAGGCCAAAGCCCAAAGAGGCAGGGGAGCGCCACGTTGAAGAAGGACGGCGCAGAGCTGGGCGTCACGCTTGCCAGCGGGACTCAGGGCCGGAAGGCGTGGATTTTCGCCGGTGCGAAGTTGAAGGGCGAGAGCTTCAGGGGTGAGGTTGTTCATGATTTGAGGAGGTGAGGGCGTCGTCCGCCCGTTGATGTAATTATGGCATGCCATGGGCAGAAGCACAACCCCTGGCAAAAAAAAGAGCCCCGGAGGGCTCAGAACACTTCGCGGATTTCGTCTTCGTCCATGCGTCTGAGAGTTTCCCAGTAGCTGCCGAAGAGGTGGGCCAGCTTGGCGTTGTTGGCCTCGATGAACTTGCCGGTCTCGTAGGTGACCTGGTCGGGCTCGCACTCCAAGAAGGAAGCATCAGAGACCAGGGAGAAGATCACGTCGGAGACTTCGGGCTCGGCTCCGTTGTGGCCCTTGCCCATGAAGTAGGGGAAGGATTCGGAACCGTGCTCGGTGATCAAGGTGACGGTCCAGGGGTCCATGCCTTGCATGGCCTTGGGGATGTCGGAATCGACGCCGTAGGAGATTTCGACGTCGGAAAGGAATGCAGGGTTGAGAAGCATTTGCCTTGAGGTGATGAGGTGAGCCGGGGGCGTCTCCGCCTCCCGATGAACTAAAGATAACCGATTGGCATGCCAACGGTCAAGACCGTGGACAGTATGCCAACCGGTCACGCCTCGTCGATGATCGATCCGATGGTGCAGACGCTGGAGGCTGCAGCAAAGGCGGTGAAGCCCATAAACAGGGCGGCGGCGTTTCCGTCGCCTTTCTTGGCCAGATCAACGGAGGTCATCGCACCGACGACAGCGGCGGCAGCGATGGAGAGAAAAATCAAGGATTTCATGGTTTGAGGTGGTGGGGTGGTGGCCCCGTCTCCGGGGCCGTGTTTGTGATCAAGCCTCGCGGCGGTCGAGTTCCTCAGAAATGAGGTTCATGCAGGCGATGGCTTTGTCGATGGTCTCCTGCTTATGAGCAGTGCGACGGGTGCGGTCGAAGTCTTCAAAGTTGTCGAGCAACACCTCAACAGAGAGGCGTTGGATGTTGCCGGTAGTCCAGAAGTTCATTGGCCGAGGTGTTAGGGGTCTCCCCTTGACCCCCTTAATATATGGCATGCCATCACCCCTGTCAACCTGGCATGCCACCTTGTCAACTGTCCGCAACCAGGGCGCAGATCACAGTGCAGACGATCGGCTCTAGTGCATGCCGAGGCAGCCCGACGTGTTGACGGGTGACAGCCAACACGGCCCGATCAATCGCGTGTTTATCGGTGCGGAACTTCGGGGTGTCGGGCGTCCGCATTAGGACACGTTCGCGGATCAGTTCCTGGCGGCTCATGCCATGGGCAGCGGCCTCAATGTCTAAGCGCTTGCGCTCTTCAGGGGTGGCGTTGAACTCGATGCGGGAGAGCTTGGTCATCAGAAACGAAGGGTCGGGGGTTCGGTGAAATCACGGGGGGCGGGTTTGGCTTCAGGTCGTTCCGGTGGGCCAAGCTCACGCAGCATGTTTCGATGTGGCTTCATGCCTTCGGACAAGGCGGCGCGGATCGTGGGGTCAGGGTGCCGGATGGCCTCGCGCCTAAGAAGTTCAAGACCGGGGCTTGGTCGGTCCAGATGGTCGATGGTCCACCAGCCGTTGTCGATGCCCCGTTGCAAAAGTTGCCGGAGGGTCTTGTCATCAAACATCGAACGCCCCCGAGAGAACGCCACCAGATGACGGGGGCAGCTCCGGCAGGTGGGAAGGCTGCAGGCTGGGGTGATCGTGGAACTGATCCGACGCGGCCATCCGTGCGGGTAGATCTTCCTTAAGTCCCCAATCGAAAGCGGGGCGGCCGTCGCGCTGGCGGAACACGTACGAAAGGAGCTGCTGATCTAAGGGCATTTCCTTTGAGGGGTTCGGGTCCATGCGGTATTGGCTAACGGCGTAGACCCATGCCTCATCCGACACAGCGTCCTTGATCTTGGAGGGGGTGGACATGTAGAGGAATGCGATCTCCTCGTCACTGATCCGTTTGGCGTAGGGGGTGACGTTCGCGGCTGCGCGAAGTCCCAGCTGGTAGGTCTTGAGCTGCATCAGAACTTGGGCAAAGATTTTTCGAGGGCGTCCCAGTCGGTGGCCTGCTGTTGTTGGCGGCTGCCGAGCTGGCGAGGTTCGTAAACGTCAGGCCACCCAGCATTGGCGGCAGCCTCAAGGGCAGATCTACGAACGGCGGGGGTCCACTCTCTGAGCTTGTTAATCACGCGGTGAAACACACGCTCAGATCGGATGCCCTTTTTTACAGACCAGAACTCACGCAGGAGTTGGTCACAGTCCAGGAGGTCGTTGGGGATGAGGTCATCCCCGAGGGTCTTTTTTGCGTATGCGTCCTTTTCGGCTGTTTCCCCCTTGGAACCCCCTGTAAGGGTGTTATTAGATATAGGAGACTCTTTAGTTATAAGAGTATTAGAAGGGGACGGCTTCTCCCCTTCGGTGCTCGCCGTCCCCAGAGTAAAGGGGCTGTCAAGCTTTTCAATTTGGGAATCTATGAGATCCCTGAGCACATCAGAGCGGTTCCTGAATTGCTTGGTCTGGGCGTCTAGCCATGAGACCTGAGCATCTGTGAGACGTAGTGAGACAGAAGGCATTCAACGGGTGGACGTTGTCTTACGAGGGTGGCACGATGTCGCAACACGTCAACCCCTTGATGCTCGAACCAGTCCGCGGCCTTGAGTTTTTCCCTGGCCCCCACCGCTACCGCATGAATGGGCTATGGGTGCCGCACAGCGTGACGCAGGTTCTCAGCTTCGACATGTCCCCGAGCAAGCGGGAGGCGATCGAGCGGACCAAGGACGGCCCCGATGGGTGGGAGGCCAGGGGCAACGCGGTCCACAAGGCCCTCGACCAATATCTGGGATCTATGAAGCTTCAGAACGGCCACGGCGTGATCTATGACGACCGCTGGGCGGACTGGATCGACCCTCTGCTGGATCACCCCATCTTCAAAGGCGTCGAGGTGCTGGCCAATGAGTTCGCGGTCTATGACGCCAAGAAAAACTGCGCCGGTTCTTTCGATTTCTTACTACGCACGGAAGACAACAGGATTGTTTTAGGCGATGCGAAAACGGTTTCCAGTAAAACGGCATTAGCGAAACGTCAGGCCGCTCACAGCCAGCTTTCTGCGTATCAGTCGATGCTGGCAACCCATACATCGCTTGTGGTGACCGATTTGGTCACCGTTGTGGCTGGACCCGGCGAAGTTCGCATCCTCAACACGGACGTGGAAGACGCCTGGACCTATTGGGACGAAGCCTGGAACCGCTACGCCGTCACATTGCCATCCTGGTGATCGATCTATGAAATGCCCTAAGTGCGGATGCTCCTGGATCAGCGTCCTTGAATCACGGCATACAAGCGAAAAGGCCATCAGCCGAAAGCGTCAGTGCAAGACCTGCGATCACGTATGGGCCACTGCTGAGATTTCTGTTCCTGACGATGAATGGTGCTACACGCCAACGGAGCGCAGCAGCGGCAGACCAAAGGCTGAGTTCGGGGTGAAGGCGCGAATGCTTGAACGCCTGCAGGCCGCATGAACTGGTCTGAGATCTTGAAGAAGGGGGGCGTGCCCGAGCCCCCTGGCTACCAAGAAACGTTGGCAAGACTGAAAGAACGCGGGCCACGGAAGCCAAAGGCGCAGAGAAAAAAGGCAAAGCCTAAGCGGAAGGGTTGACAGGTATGCCAAAGGGGTGCATACTTTTGGCATGCCACCGAGAGGTGTCACCTCAACTCAACTCCAACCATGGATTACAAAGCCTTTTCCGTTTTCCTCGACCAAGACGCTTCCTATCAAGCCACCCTCAAAAACCATCAAGAGCTGTGGGCAGAAGTCCGCAGCGCAGAGACTGACGTCCGCATGGCCCTGCGCCGCGTGACCCGCCTGATGCTTGCCGTTGACGTTGTACGCCAGCAGCAGTTCAAGCACGAAGACGTCACCGAAGAGCAAGACAAGGCTCTCGAAGAGCTGACTACCGACAACAGCGAAACCTGGTACGCCCAATATGACCAGGCCGGTGACGACATTGAAGAGGCAGCCGTGGCCGCTTGCGCCATGGTTGTTGAGAAGCGTGCAGAAGTTAAGGACAAGAAGATTCAGGCCAGGGAGCACTGCGACCTGCTGAACTTCGCCCGCGAGCAAGCCCGCGAGGCATTCCAAAAGCAACAGGACGAAGCCAAGGCTTCTGCCTGATCTATGGGCATCCCTCCGGGGTGTAAGTCCCATCCGACTCGATCCGGCTCGGAGCCCCGTAACTCGTCGCATTGCGATGTGTTGCTGCTTTCCGCAATCGTTTCCGGTGCAACGACAAACCGGACTTCACCTCATCTCACAAAACAATGGCCTTACGCGCCCTCGAAGTACAAGTCCAAGGCACTGCCGGACTTCTTTGTTCAAACGTCCAGTACAGCGACCCTCTGGGTGACTACTGCAAGCAAAAGCAGTATTTCACCGACAAGAAGGGCAAAGCAAAAACCGATGGCGTTCACACCGCCGTGCGGATCCTTGATTGGCTTTTCTCCGGCTATTGGATGGAGGAGGGCACGGTCGAAGTTGACGAGGCAAACAACGAAGTCGGCTTTGAAGGCTTCGCCCGTCCTTACATGCCCGGCGCAAACTTCCAGCGTTGTCTACGCAACGCGGCTACCAAGTGGAAGCTCGGCAAGGACGTGCTGCGGTCTGTGGTTGTCACCAACAACCCTGAGCTGATCTTTGACGGCCCGAAGGATGCCGTCGATATGTTCAACTACCGCGAGCCAAAGCTGCAGCTAGCAGCGTTCACAGGTCGCGGCGTGTGGGTCAACCGTCTCTTTCTGCCTGACTGGTCTGCGAAGTTTGATCTGACGCTCGACGACGAGATTATGGGCGTTGATCAGCTGCGCCGCATCGCCAACATGGCGGGCAAGGCTGAAGGGCT